AGGGCCGCAGGGTCAGTTTGTAGAAACCTTGCATAATCTGTTCGATGCCGCTTCCCCATGTTGACGTGCCGTTGTTGTCGTTGACCATGACCGATGGCACACCGTACCACCGGCAAATATCGGCAATTTGAAACTTACGGCTAGACAATAGCTCAATATCCTGCGGAGACATCGACACCGGGTCGAATTTCATGCCGCCTTCAAGCACTAGCAAACGGTCGTCGGTCGAGTTGGTCAGGGTGGCGAACTTTTCCCGAATAAGGGCGCGTTGTTCATTGGTAAGTATCCGATCCATGGTCAGGACACCGGACGGCTTCGCGCCGTTGCGGTAAATTTTCGTTACCGCCGTTTCCGCCGCCTGGGCAATACCCAAAGAATTCCGCTGGTAAGCCAGCGGAGACAGGCCAATAACGCCGTTCCCCATCAGTTTTAAATGCCAAATCGACGACTCTGCAAACACCGTGACCCCGGTGCTGTCGTTTGTGTACTCATATACCAGCGACCCGTCCTCAAGCAAAATTTGCTCAATTTGAGGGGTCATTAGCGGCATAAGGCCATTAATCCGGCCACCGTTGCGGATAATCTGGCAATAGGCGTTGCCGTGCAGGATCAGGTTAAGTACCACCGTCTCAAAAAATTCAATCCGGTTTTGGTAGCGGTTTACTTTATTGGAAAACAGCAGGGTCAGCGGGTGGTCGTCGGCCAGTTCACGGTTTTGGCCGTCCTTCCGGTATACGTTAAGTGGCAGGCTTGCCACCGTTTCGGAAAGCAATTTAACGCAGGCCCACACTGCGGAGAGTTGCATGGCGGAGTCGAACGTAACATCCGCCGCCGCGGGTTCGGTGTACGCTGCCGGTGCGCTGTATTGTATGCCTTGACTGCGCTTTAGGCCGCCCATGATCCAATTGGAAAAGCTATGGAATATGCTGCTCATCTATATGCCCCAATTGCGACAGGGTTTTTGAGAAAATCGGTCAAGTCGCCGCGCCCTTCGGGGTTTAGCGACATCAGCGTAATGGCGTTCAGCGCCGCCATTAACGGGTCAATCTTTGCAAAGCCGGCCGCCTGTTTCGTTATCAGCACCGCGTTCCCCCGGGGTTCTATCTTTGCGTTGCCTACGCTCCACGTCATCAGCGGTTGCCCCGCGTGTACCATCTCGCCGGCTGCCAGCTTGCGTTCCGCCGTCTTGATGGCCCCGGTCATCTTCCACCCCTGGCTCACGCCGATAATCTTGTCTTGCGGCACCCCGGCATCCGACAGGGCATCCACTATGCCGCCCAGCCCGGAGGGATCGACGCCGATTTTATCCAACAGCCCGCTATCCTCGACCCGGGCGATAATCTCGGCCAGTTCGGTAACGTCATCCCCTATACGTTGGCATAGGGTCAAGTCGCCGTCCCGCGCAAAATCTTCAAACCTGGCCGCTTCCGACTTCCGCGCTTCCAGCACCGACGGGTGCGCCCATGCGTGACACCAGACCAGCCATTGCCCGGTATCCCGGTGGCGACCCACAACCGCCAGCCCCAATAGGTCGTCGAGACCGCCGCCATCGACGCCTACGGTAATTACCTCGCAGTGTGCCAGCAAATGGGCTAGGTCGAAAGGCCGCGGGGCCGCTGCGGTTTCCCAAAAGTTAGCCCCGGCCCACCGATCCGACCGCAGCGCTAGGCCGATCTCGACGTTAAGGTGCTGCGATGCCCACCGCCTTAATTCCGCTTCGCCTGCCGCTATTGCCTGCTCGTAGTCCGGGATCAGTCGGTCTACGGTGATCGACCGGCCATCATTGGGCGTAACCATACGCCAGTTAGCGGAATCTCGCCAATCGACGCCCTCCGGGAATTCGTAGAGTATTGGCAGGATAGGTGCCTTTAGCTCACCGTCGCGTACCTTACGCGCTTTGATCAGTTCCGACTTGAACACCCCAGCCGGGGCGCGCTCGGATTGCGTGGTGATCATGACCAGAAAACCTTCCGGCTGGCTGATTAGGCCGCCGCGTAGCTGGCCGATAACGCGGTCTGCGTCGTGTGCTTCCGCTATGACGTGCAACTCATCAAGCAATACGCCGGAAGGCTTTGCCCCGGTGACGACTTTTGGGTCAAACGATTTGACCTTCAAGAACGCCCCGGTCGGCCGGTAAGTAATCCGCTTGATGTGTTCCTGAATATGGCATTTCGCCAATAGCACCGGGTCGCTCTCGACCATCCCGACCGCCTGTGCATAGGCGAGGTTAGCGACTTCCTGCGTGGGCGCGACCATTAGGAACTCGGCCCGTGGGCGTTTGCTCATCAGCATGGCCGTCAGCATGACGGCTGCGCCCTTGGTGGTCTTGCTGTTCTTTTTCGGGACTAGCTCGAATATTTCGCGGATGTAGCGGTGGTTTATGCTGGCATCCCACGACCCGAATAGCGCCGCGACCATATCACGCGCCCAATCCCCGCAGGCGTCGGCCATGTAGGGTTGCCCGGGAACGTCTGGAAGGCGCAACCGGTTAAATATCGCAACCGCCCGATCCGCTTCCGACCGGATCAAGGGCAGGTCTGGCAGTAGCGAACGCCCCGACCGCAGCCGGTCGGCCCAGTCTGGCAGGGACAAATCCCATGCTTTAGGTGCCTTATGGGCTGCGCTCATTGCAACAGGTTCTCCCAATCGGTGCCACGGTCGGCCGTTTTAGCCACCGCTTCGCGCATTTCTTTCTTGCCGATCGACTCGCCCCCATCCTCGCGCCATCCTCCTTTGCATTTTAGCCAAAATATCGCCGCCGATACGTTTGGCTTTTCCTTGTTGGTGGCCTGTTGAAATAGGCTTTGCGCCACGCGGGCATTGGCTTCGATATGGGCGCGCTCCAATTCTTCAAAAAAGTATTTGCGTAGCGTAGGCCCAGACAACCCCATCACTTTTGCGATGTCATAATCTGGAATATGCATAGCCGCCAATGTTTTCACTTGATGACGGTCTTTTTCCGATGGCACATAAGGCGGTCGGCCCATTACTGGCTTTTCCGAATTAGGCTGCTTCGGTTTGGCTTGCTTTGCCATTGCTCACCTCTTTACGCCTATATATTCAAACGATGCAGTTAAACGACTGCAACTGTTTGTTTTTGTGTGAATGTCGCGGTTTTCGGTTTATTCATTCGCGCAGGCCCTCGTGTCATAATCCATTTTGGACTTTTTGCCCTGTAATGAATCATTGCCGGATGACTGGTAACGCTAGTAAACCGTTTGCCTTCAGACAATAAAAGATCGCCAACGTGCTCACTTAATTTATTACCCAATCCAACGCCTTGAAAATCTGGTAATACAACGGTGCGATGTTCTTTCCATACGTTTTTCAAATGTGGATGCGGAAATGGCAATATTGCTACCATAGCCGCAGGCTGTTCATCAATTGATGCTACAAACACGCGTGACGCTTTATTTAATTCCGCACTCAAATAATGATGACCTTTGAATAATTGCCAGATGGAATGATGTACTTGCTGTATGCAAATTTCGATTGGCGGCCGACAAAGCGCCCTCCGTTCAAATTGCATTGTTGACACATCATATATCCAATCTGGCTCCAGCCATTCCGCGACATCATAATGGCAAGTAACAGCCACAAATTGCCGATTCATTTTGCGTACAAATTTTTGAACCGCATAACTGCCAATTTTGGCAACGGTTCTGTCAACAAATGATGTAAATTCATCGAAAACCAGCGTTCCTGATGTTTCTAATATTGCCCTAGCCAAATCAACTCTAAATTTTTGCCCATTGCTTAACGCATGATAAGGCAACAACCATGATGGCGGCGATGCAAAACCAACATGGCTTAATGCGTCGGTGATGGTTTTAACATCTAAAGATGAATCGAAGTCATTTATAAATGCGTCATTGCCCCATTTGTGACAATCAAACAAATGTGCATCTTTAAATGCGCGCTTTGCAATGGTTGTTTTTCCTGCGCCTGATGCGCCGACAATTAACCCAACTTTCCAATCAAAATTTTCGATTGGCATATCAACATGCCAATGCTTGGTTAATTTTTTTTCAACCGGAACATCAAACATGCCAGCCACTTTTTCAGTGCGAAATGTAGGTTTGTATTCAGTTTCGATTAAATGGTCAAAACGCGGCATACATAACCCTGATCGGTAAGCATTTTATAAAGTTCTTCTTGTTGCTGTTCATCTTTGCAAGTAACAGCAATTTCAAAAACAGCATCCACGTTTTGATTAGGTTGAGCAATTGGTATTTGCGGCAAATCCTCATACATCAATTTGCCCAATTCATCGCCATCAAATCCTAACAAATCCATGTTGTAATTTAATTCGTGCAATTCTCCCAATTCCAATTTAAGCAAATCGTCATCCCAACCAGAATTAAGCGCTAGTTTATTGTCTGCAATAACGTAAGCCCGCTTCTGCGCGTCCGACCAGCCGGAAGCAATGACCACTGGCACTTCGGCCATGCCGAGCTTACGGGCCGCCATGATGCGACCGTGGCCGGCAATGATCTGGCCGTCCTCATCCACCAGTACCGGGGTTGTCCAACCCCACTCGCGGATGCTGGCGGCGATCTGCGCTACCTGTGCGTCGGAATGCGTGCGGCTGTTCCGGGCGTAGGGTATCAGCCTTTCAATGGGCCATTGTTCTATGTGATCAGCGGGGTTGGTCATGGGGCTATGGTTCTCTTTTTAGCAAAAAAAATCTCTGCGTGGG